TCGGTGATTTGGTAGCTGCGACAGATTTACAATTTGCTAACGAAGTGACTCGATTTCGTAGGTATCGAATTTCAAACGACGAAAAGAAAACAATCGCTGTTCGTTGTTTATTGAAGAGAAAGTTTAAGCCTATTATTTCTGACGAAGACCCTATCTTTTTGTCCAGCCTTCCTGCAATTAAACACGCTCTGCTGGGCAACATCGCAGAAGATAACGCAGATTTAGAGCGAGCTAATTATCACTGGAGTGTTTGTCGATCTCTTTTGGATGAACAACTTGATGCCCACCGCGGGGCCGCTAAACCCACCGTTCGTTTTGATCCCTCTGGTGTGGGAGCTATCACCAACAACATGATGTAACCTTTTACCCTTATGATCGAATATATTACAGAAAACGTAGACAGCTTGTTGCAGATCGCAGCGAGTGTCATCGCCGTAGCTTCTCTTGTGGCTACATTGACTCCTAACGAGAGTGATAATAAATGGGTCTCTCGCGTCTCATCAGTCATCTCATGGCTGGCCCTAAATGTGGGCAAGGCAAAGAGTAAGTGAAAGCGCTCATTCAACTCATAACTGCCGCATTAAATGCTTATATCGAAAGCGTCAGATTCAAAAGAGACAGACGTATCGACGAGTTGGAAGATGAGCTTGCTCGCCTCGCTGCTGACGGTAGCCCTTCTAGCAAGCTGCTCATCGAGCGTTTGGCACGACGAATTCGTCGAGAGCGTGAACGACTCCGCTCTTTATGACCCCCCTACCATCACGCTTGTAGAGGGCGTTCCTTATGATTTTGTTGAAGGAACTTTGATTGGACGTAAGAACCACAAATTTCACTCCGATTACAGTTATCAACGTGCAATTATTATTGGTGAAAAATGATTAACACCCGAATATTTGATTCTCTTGTAGGAATGGCCGCACCTGTGATTGGTTTGATTACAAGTATGCAGGAGCAGTTTGAGTATTGGTTGAGAGTTGGGTCGTTAGTTGTAGGTATAGCTGTAGGACTAGCATCTCTTTATCGTATTTTAAACAAATGAAGATAGGTCTGGCAGTTGGACATTCTCGTTTGGGGGACTCAGGAGCTTATACTTCAGGGGAATATGTTTTGTCTGAGTGGGACTTTAACCACGACTTAGTCAAAAGAATAGTCCCCTATCTTAATGTTGATTATGCGGTCTATGATCAATATCCGGTAAAGACCTACACCGCGGGAATAAATTATTTAGCTAAGAAATTAGACGAAGACAATGTAGATGCAGTGGTCGAGCTTCATTTTAACTCAGCCGGCCCCAAAGCTTCTGGGCATGAGTGGTTATACTGGCACACCAGTAAAGGTGGGGCAGAACTCGCCTATGCTTTGAGGGATGAGATGGACATGGCATACCCCGACATGAAATCCAGAGGAGCTAAACCTAGAGTTCGCAAACAGCGTGGAAGTTTTTTGTTGAGAAAAGTTCGCCCTGTAGCCTGCATCGCAGAGCCATTTTTTGGCAGCAACCCAGATGAATGGAGGATGATAAATAATAATCGAGGGAAACTCGCACAAGTTTATGCCAATGCCCTCAACAAGTTTGCAGGCGGATGACTGTCCCAAAATCAATCCATATAGCTGGAGTTCCAGTAAAAATAATACGAGAAGATTTAAGCGATGAGAACAATCGTTCCAAAGGATATTACGGATACTATTCGCACGAAAGAAAAACAATAGTAGTAGATAGCTCATTAAAACCAGCAGAAGTAAAAACCACAGTCAGACACGAAATGCTCCATGCTTCCTTGGCTTTTAGCGGCCTCGATAGATTGGATAGCTTTGAAGAAGAAAGTCTGGTAGTATGCATTGAAGAGCTTTTCTTCCCAGCGTGGGAACGCTTCTGCAAAAGATTTAAGATATAATGCCAAAGAAAAATAAATCTCGTGTGAATGAGGCTGGTAATTACACCAAGCCCAACATGCGTAAACGTCTTTTCAATCAGATAAAGAGGGGATCAAAAGGCGGAAAAAGTGGACAGTGGAGCGCTCGTAAAGCGCAGATGCTGGCCCGCGCTTATCGAAAATCAGGCGGTGGTTACCGCAATTAAAAATAAAAATAAAATGAAATCTCCATACGGATCAAAGTCGGGGCCTATGAAAAGGGCCAAAAAAGTTCTGAGGAAAAAAGGTCTTACAAAGAGACAAGAAGAAACTATGAAAAGACATAGTGTCCATCACACAGATAAACATATGTCCTCTATGAGAAAAATGATGATGGAGGGCAAAACTTTTGGTCAGGCCCACAAAGAAACCATGAAAAAAGTTGGTAAGTAATGGCTAAAAAAGCATCACAGAGATCTTTGTCCGAATGGACAAAACAAAAATGGCGCACAAAAAGCGGCAAGAAATCTAGCGAGACTGGAGAAAGATATCTGCCCGATGCTGCTATTAAATCTCTGTCTGATGCTGAGTATGCTGCTACCACTAGGGCCAAAAGAATTGGGACCAAGAAAGGTAAACAGTTTGTAAAGCAGCCTAAATCAATAGCCGAAAAAACGCGACGTTTCAGATCTGCTAATCTGAGACGTAAGCGTAAAGCATGAGCAAATTTGTATACTCTAAGAATCGTTTTATTGCGTTCTTGCCAGACAAGGAAGATGTTGCGGAAGCGTTTAGACGCTCTCAAGCTTTGGGCATACCCCCCAGTTCGTTTACTTATGGCATTGGCCGGATGACTGGGTTTCTTGGCGAGATTGCTTTTGAGGCTTTTGTTGAAGGCGCTGAGTATGTTGGTGGGCAGTGCTACACGCACGACTATTTGTATAAAGGAAAGACAGTAGATGTTAAGTCTAAGACTTGCACAACTAAACCCCGTCTAGACTACGTCGCAACTGTCAACGCTCACTCTGGAAAGAAACCAGAAGCGGACCTTTATTTTTTCACTAGAGTTAGAAAAGACCTCTCTAAAGTTTGGTTAGTGGGTTGGGCCTCCCAATATAGCGCTACCCGAAACAAAAACTTTAAGAAAAAAGGAGAGAATGATGGGGGTGATTTCACTTACCTTTGTGACGGGTATCATATGCCAATTAGGTCCCTACGGAGGCCGGACTCGTTTGAGTCATCACATCGATATCAAAAGAAGAATCGAGATTGATCTCCCAGATCTTCCCGCCTCCTTTTCCCTTTGAACTTATCTGCCGTAGTTTGCTGTTGTTCTTGCCTGCTTCTTCGAGGGTGGCCATTCCGCGCCGAACAAATTCTAAGTTGTTAGATTGCCCCACATTACGGCCATTGTTGAAGTCGTGAACAGCTACCTGAAACTCAGTTAGTGTCCCGCTCCAATGAGTCATCTCTTCATTAATGTCGCGGCATCTTTTGACGAAGAACTCTACTAGCTCAGCCACCGTGCTTCTACTGCTGTTATCATAAGCAGCTTCGGCAATAGTGCTGTCGATAAAAGATTTTACACCAAATCGAGAGTTTCCCACAATATCTGGTGGTGTAACCCAGTCGCATAAAAACTTTGCGAAATAGGGAAGCTCTTCCTCAATAGTTTTTTCTAATACTGAATTTCTTGGGAAGTTGCTTGTGGCATTCTTGCTTATTCTCAAGGCCATCAACTTATCTCTGTTACTACTGTCCAGAGAAGGGATCACGGCCAGACTGTTAATATCCATATTTAAAGACATAACAACTCTCCCTGTCCACGGGACACTCAAAGAGTCCGCATACTTGGCTTGATACTCCACTCTTGGGTTAGCTACGGCTCTTTTAATTAACTCAGTTGCTTTCCTCTGATCTTGGAAACTTGCCGCAGATGTTGTGTCATCAATTACCCAAGTTGCTACTCTGCCCAGATCTTTGTTAAATTTAGTCTGCCCCGACAGATAATCCGATGCGTCGGCATAGCCCCCGACTAACCCACTAATCACTCTGTTTGATAGAAGTGATTTACCTTTGTTGGTTGGCCCCACCAAAAGAAGAGCGTGCCCTTGAACAAATTCTCGCTCCAGCACAGCCAAATAAAACCTTTGCAGCCACGAGTAAAAATAATCTAGAGCTGGTCTTTCTCCGCTGTTTACAAACAACTGACTTAACCACTTGTCTAAGAAAGGCCAGTTTTCTTTGCTGCCGTCGTTATCAGGCTGAACAGGGTTCACGTTAGCGCAATTAAGAATTCTGTTTCCCTGATAGCTGACCACCCTATCTTTACAAAAAACAACAGGAGCGATTTCTGTTATTCTATTCTGGTTACTGATTGTCAACACAGCCGTGTCCACCTCGGATAGAGGTTGCCCTTTCTTTTGTTTAGGAGAAAAACCCGCCTGCCTAAGCTCTAACACGAGCTGCTCTTTAGGGATAGCCACCGCGCTGTCATACAGAAGTTTAAAGAATGTCCGTCCATTAAACCAATACTCATCCAACAATCCTGATAGCTTCTTCTCTTCAAAATCCTTAACGAACTGGGGGCCAAAAATATCCCGCCAAGACATAAACCCTTTGCCGGCCCTATCTGAATAACAAACAATCCCATCCTCTACGACCTGACACCCGTCCCTGTTCACCCCATCGTCGATCCAAAATAATGGACCCCGCGCCCCTACGTCAAAGTCCCCGACCCACCGGTTTGGGAAACGGGATTCAACTTCCTCTGCAACTACGGCAATAGGGATGGATGTATCAGAAGACTGCGGGGGCCTTTCTGAGGCAGCTTTAATTATTACCGACTGGATTACAGAAGTCTCAAGAGGTCCGTTGGTTTTGATCCAATCCTCTCCAAGTTCAAAGTATTGGCTGGCGCGTAAAGAAGAACTGTCAAACCCTGCAAAGCATTTTTCCAAATGAAGCTTTAAACAAATATGCTTCATAAAAGTATCAAACATATCGGGCTCTATTGGGATTGGTTCTCTAAACTCCCAGACAAGTCTTAGAAAACCCGATTGAGTTTTGCTCCTCCAAGTAGGTTTATTAGAGCTGAACTTTATGTCCAGATCGTCGTCGATTGATGCCCAGTTGACAGGAGAGTCATAGTCAGCAACCACTCCATAGATCATCCGTGGAGGGTTATCGTTGCTAATTCTTTTCGAGGGAGTCCTCGCCTCTACTGTTGAGTAGAAAACATGATCAGTTGTTGTCTCACCACACCAATCACGGTAGGCCGCTTTGGAAGCAAAGCTGGGTTTATTTTTGGTGATCTTACTCAGGTCAGAGCATTTGTGTGTATTGATGTCTCTTAGGTTTTTTAGGTAACGGTATTTCATTATTTCTGGTAGTGGCTAAGTATGGTCCCTTCTGCGGCTAGGGGGATGTCATTGATCCAGCTAGGAGCCTCTGACATAACCTTTATTGTTTTTGCCAGCACATCTTCCGCATCGTCCTCTTTACATTCGATAACAAACTCATCGTGAACATGGAATATAATCCTGATGCCTTGCTCCTCTAGGCGTAGCATCATGTCAGAAAAAATATCTCTAGCTAGTGCTTGAGACAAGTTCTCCGCGACGACCCCACCCCAGAGCCTCATAGGTCTACGCTTACCATTTCGACTCATCATCGCCACATGCTGCACCCCTCCTCTAGACCTCTGCTCGATCTTTAGCTTTCCATAATTCATCTTCCTTCCCGAAGGTAGGCTTTGACTAAATGGTTGGTTCGCATTGTAACAGCCGCTCAACTTAGAGTTTATTCTTCTCCAGTATTCTGGAATCATCTTCATTCTATCTCTGTAGAGAGATACAGCACTTTCTGCTTCTGAAAGAGGCATGTCATACATGTTGGAGAAAGTAACTGGCCCCGCTCCATAACCACAGCCCAGAACAATCGCCTT